AAAAAGAAGAACCAAAAGAAAAAGTAGAAGTTGTAAACGAAACAACTGAAGAAGAAACCAAACCAGTTGAAGCAACAGAAGAAACTAAAGAAGAGAAAAAAGAAGCGAGCGACGAGAAGCAAGATAAAAAAGAAGAACTAGAAGATTATAGTGAAGGCGTTAAAAAAAGAATTGCTAAGTTAACTAAAAAATGGCGTGAAGCAGAAAGACAAAAAGAGGCTGCTTTAGAATACGCTAAAGGTGTTAAACAAGAGCAACAAACTTTAAAAACTAAATTATCAACCATTGAACCTAATTATGTAACAGCCATGGAAGGCAGAGTAACATCTGGACTACAAGCTGCTCAAGCTGCATTAACAAAAGCAAGAGACGAAGGTAATATTCCTGCAGAAGTTGAAGCACAAAAGATGATTGCAAGATTAGGTGTGGAAGAAGCAAGAGTTGCTAATCTTAAAAAACAAGCTTCTGTCAAACCTCAAGAAAAAAAAGAAATTACTTTAGATCAAGCAATAGCTCCTAAACAAGCAGCACCAGATCCAAAAGCAGAAGATTGGGCTGAGAAAAACCCTTGGTTTGGCCAAGATAGTGCAATGACCTACACTGCTTTTGATTTACATAAAAAATTAACCGAAGAAGAGGGGTTTGACCCTAATACTGATGAGTATTATAAAGAGGTAGATAAGCGTATGAGGCTTGACTTCCCCCACAAATTTGGTAATACTGAAACAAAGGAATCGACTAAACCTACTCAAACTGTAGCATCAGCTACGCGGAGTGTAAAACCTGGTCGCCAAACTGTGAGACTCACTTCATCACAAGTAGCAATTGCTAAAAAATTAGGAGTGCCACTAGAAGAATATGCGAAACAATTAAAAATCACGAAGGAGGCATAGGCATATGAATACAGATAAAATAAAAACTTCCCGTGCGAGTCAAACAAGAGCAAAGACAACTAAGAAAACTGTTTGGACTCCACCGTCATCTTTAGATGCACCCCCTGCACCAGACGGGTACCATCATAGATGGATAAGATCCGAGACTATGGGTTTTGATGATACAAAAAACATGGCAGGAAAACTGAGATCAGGATACGAATTAGTAAGAGCTGACGAATATCCAGAAACAGATTATCCAACTATTAACGATGGAAAATATCAGGGCGTAATCGGAGTTGGTGGCCTATTGCTGGCTAGGATATCGACAGAACTCGTTAAATCGCGTAAGGAATATTTTGATAACCTTACAAGACAAAAAGACGAAGCGATTGAAAACGACCTTCTGAAGGAACAGCACCCAGGTATGCCGATCGATCATGATCGACAGACTCGTGTAACCTTCGGTGGTACAAAAAAGAGCTAATAATTTTTTAGCAATTTTTGCCAACGAATTAAATTAATCGTTTACCTCGGTAAACAAAAGGAGATAATATGGCAAACCAAGACGCAGCTTTCGGATTAAAACCCCTAGGCAAAATTGGAGGGTCACCTGATAACAACGCAGCTACTGAATACGAAGTAGCAGCATGTGCATCTGCTTTCTCACAAAATGACTTGATGAAAGTTATTAATACGGGAACAGTTGGAATTGCGGCAGCTACTGATAATGGAGCCCTTTTGGGTTCTATGCAGGGCGTGTTTTTCACTGACGCTACAACAAAAAAACCAACCTTTGCTAATCACCTAGCTGCATCAAACACAGCTACTGATATCAAAGCGTTTATCACTGACGATCCACATCAAGTTTATGAAATACAGTCGGATGCATCAGGCGCAACTCAACAAACAGACGTTTTTACAAACGCTGATGTTGCAGTTGGTGCAGGTGTAACTCCACATTTCGTTTCTAAAACTGAAGTGACGGATACTCAATCAACAACAACAGCCAACTTGCGAATCATCGGAGTTTCAGACGATCCAGACAATAGCGATTTAACATCTGCTAATTGTAACTTTAAAGTGATCATCAACGAACACTTCTTTATGACTGCAACTGGTATATAATAGCGGAATAGGAGAATAAAAAATGGCTATATCAAGAGGACAACTAGTTAAAGAACTAGAGCCAGGTTTGAATGCACTATTCGGCTTGGAATATAATAACTATGCTAATGAGCATGCGGAAATTTTCGACACTGAAAACAGTGACAGAGCTTTTGAAGAAGAAGTTATGTTATCTGGTTTCGCAAATGCACCGATCAAGGCTGAAGGAACTTCAATTTCTTTTGACAGTGCACAAGAAACTTTCACAGCTCGTTACACACATGAAACACTTGCACTAGCATTCGCGATTACTGAAGAAGCGATCGAGGATAACTTGTATGACAGACTTGCGTCTAGATATACAAAAGCTTTAGCAAGATCGATGGCTAACACTAAACAAGTGAAAGCTGCGAATGTGTTAAACAACGCGTTCAGCTCATCTGCTGCAGGCGGTGATGGTAAAGAGCTTTGTGCTACTGACCACCCAATTGTTGCAGGAACAGACAGAAATGAGTTATCTACAGCGGCAGACCTTAACGAAACATCATTAGAGCAGTCTTTAATTGACATTGCTGCTTTCACTGATGAAAGAGGTCTAAAAATTGCAGCACAAGGAGTTAAAATGATAATTCCTTCAGCGCTACAATTTACAGCTGAGAGATTAATGAAATCTGCTGGAAGAACTGGAACAGCTGATAATGATATCAATGCAGTTGTATCTAAAGGAATGGTACCACAAGGTTATGTGGTCAACCACTACTTAACTGATACAGATGCGTTCTTTATCAAAACAGACGTGCCTAATGGTCTAAAACATTTTGTTAGAGCACCGATGAAAACAGCTATGGAAGGTGACTTCACAACTGGTAACGTTAGATACAAAGCTAGAGAGAGATACTCATTTGGGTTCTCTGACTGGAGAGGTATCTTCGGATCACCAGGAGCATAATAATTAAATTAATATGGCGGAACATAGTTCCGCCATATTTGAACTAGAAAGTAAGATAATGAAAAAATTCCTAGTAAATATTTGGGCGTACGATCATCATGCAAAATTTCAAGTATTGTGTGAGGATGACCCTATTTCTCTAGAAAAATCAATCCTTGACAAATTAGGAGAAAAGAGTATTAATTGGGAAAAAACGGGAATGTTCGGCCCGTTGAATAGAATAACTTTTGAGGAGGTTATTAATGATACAAGACCTATACAAACGAAAAAGGTCCTTGGAGTTGAAGTGGGAACAGGAGCATCTATCTAATGGTAGATATACTCTTGAGATGGTCAGAATTGATGACAAAGTTAAACAAATCATTACTGACATCAAGCTTGAAGAAGCTGAAATCGCTCACAGACAAAACACTGCAGAAGGTGTTGCTCCGCAAGTTTCTGTAGCTACTTAATACAAAAGCTACAACGCTGAAATCGCACTTTCTCTACAGGCTCTCTTGCACTCTACTAAAAACTGTTGTACAAAAGTTACACTATACAAATTAAAATAAATTAAATGTAGACGCGTATAGTCGACATCCCTAGGGACTACATTTAAAATATCTAGGAGGATATTAATATGGCAAATACAACATTTAATGGACCGGTACGAGCAGAAGGTGGCTTTAAACAAGTTTCCAAAAACTCTTCTACTGGTGCATTTACAGATCAATTAACTGTTGATTCAAGTGGTAACCTGGCACAAACTGCTGGTGTTAACAACTTAATTACAGATGTAGAAAACCTAACTGCAGCTACCAAAACAGTAACGGCGGCTGATACAGGAACTACATTTTTATTAAACAGAGCTGGTGGTATAGTGGTAACTTTACCAACTGCAGCTTCTGGACTAAAATATAAATTTATTATTGGCACAACTTTTACAGGTACTTTTTCAATTGATGGTGCCACTGCTAATGATATTTTTACAGCTGCATCTACAATTATTATTTCTGATAAAGATGCACCTGGAACAGTTAGCTTAAAACAGTTTCACGCTGATGGATCTGATGACGATAAAATGGTTATGGATGCTGATACAAAAGGAAGATTTGTAGGCGGTGTTATAGACTGTTTAGGTATCGCAACAGGCGGTCAAGGCAGTGCAACAGCAGTATGGCAAATGAATGGTTTTACTTTTGGAGATGGATCTCTAGCTACACCATTTGCATAATAATTAACTTTAATTAGATCGGGGCTTCGGCCCCGTTCTCTAACAGGAGAAAAATATGGCAGACGCAGTAACAA